GGTCTGTTTCTGAAAAGAATATATCATTATCTGTTAGCATAACGCTCCTTTTTTATAAGTATAACATAAATCAATTATGCACATGGTCCACAACCTGACGCTGGGCTTGTTCCTGGTCCATAACATAGACCAACTCCTGCTCCATCGCAAATTGCATTTGCATTGGCATAGGCTTCAGCAAAAGTAGCAAATGCATAACTGTCGCAACCTTGTACGCAAGAGCAACATGCCCAGTAATAAGTTGTTAATGGACTTACTGGAGGTACAACTGGTGGTACTACTGGAGGAACCACAGGTGGAACAACTGGTGGAACAACTGGTGGGACAACTGGAGGTACGACAGGAGGAACCACTGGAGGCACCACAGGAGGTACTACAGGAGGTGGAGTTACAGGTGGGACAACTGGAGGTACCACAGGAGGTGGAGTTACAGGTGGCACAACAGGAGGCACAACTGGAGGAACCACAGGTGGTACGACAGGAGGAACTACTGGAGGTACGACAGGAGGAACTACGGGTGGGACCACAGGTGGGACCACAGGTGGAGGTGTTGGTGCAATATATTGTAATGCTACACCTATACCACTTGGGCTACGAAATAATGGACTCACGATTCTCCTTTTAAATATTAATTAAGCAAACTTGTTTTGTGAAGCAAGAACTGTATATGTTGGTGTTGCTGCAGTCTTTATAATTGTATAAACATATGCGTCTATTCCGTTTACAGTTCCTGAAGCAGGTGCTGATCCACCTAGCCACTTAGGAGTTACTGCTGATCCATCAATAGTAAATGCTGTTGGAATATATGCTGTAGCAGTATTTGTATTAAGATAAACAATAGAGATTTGTTCTCCAATTGCCATTGTTGAGTTAAGAGTTGCTGCACCACTTCCACGAACATTTATTGTCCAGTCTGCTGTAGCAGCACCAGTATAATATTCAACAGATGCTGTTAAAGTATCAATATTAATAGTGCCTGTTGATCCAGCAGCAACAATTTCAACTGTTTCCTTTGGTGAGGTTAGGGTTCCATTGGTCATGTCTCCAATGCCTTCCCAGGCTGTTCCGTTATAGAAAACGGTAGCGTTAGTATCAGCAAGGTATGCGAACATTCCTTCTTGCACAACACCTACTGTTAAGGCAGCATCTCTTGCAGCAGCGTTAGCAAAGTACATGATTGATTGATTCTGCAGGTTAAATTGAACCTGTGCTGCAGTTAGAACATCGCCTGTTGTAAATAAACGATATCCAGCGTTTGGACTACCTATTGGCATCTTTTTTCTCCTTTAGTATGATAGTGCATTATTATTAGGTGGATCTGTTAATCCTAGTATACCTTGTTCTGGCGAATCTAGAATAAAAGCCTGGATAATTGGTTCTGCTGTCAGAAGTTTTGTATTCCAGACTCCTGGTCTTACATCGTGCTGAACTCCTTGTACAAACAACTCACGAGTAATTGTAGAACCACCAGACAAGGTTTTTGTAATATTTATAAGTGTATAGATATCCATACCAAGATTTACAAGTGTCTCAAACTCAGTTCCTGTTGCTAAGTTTAAACTCATAGAGTCAATTCTTATTTGTGAATTTTTACGGGCAGCAAGTAATGTATTTGCCTGATCTAATGATTCCTGATCTGTCTGTACAAGGATATCGCTTCTTTGTCCTGACTTAGTAAAATAAGTAGCAATACTTGCTGCATCTGTAGCAGTTTGAGGTAGTGCAGGACCAATATTATCGTCATATCTTGTGACTGTAACATCATTAAGAATTAGTTGATCGTCAAATGCAAAGTCTAGGTTTGTATATGTTAAATCTGTTGAGCCTGTAGGAACATCTGTATAGTTTCTTACGCTAACATCAGCCAACTCTGAAACATCAGTACGATCTAAAAATCTTGCTTCGCCCTGTCTTGATATAAAGAAAGCACCAAATTCTGATTGTTCAACGGTCTGAATAGCCTGCAAAATTCCTCTATTACCACCAGGATCTGCTTGCATTGTAGAGTCACCAACATCTATACTTCTTAAAGAATTTGGAAATCCTGCAAAGTCAAGCAAAGAATTTATTCTTGCACCAGATAATTGACCTGCTGTACATCCAGCAACGGGAGCAGTTCCAGTAGAGACATTGTTTAAAAGACGGAACCCATCAGTACATTGTAGTGTAACTGTAGAGGTTTGCTGAACTCCTTGATAGAAAGAAGTATCAAATGAGTTGATGTATCCAGAAAATAGACCAATTCTATATGTTGTTGCTCCTAAGACTGTATCTGCATAGATTCTTATTTTGCGTAATGGCAGTAATTTACCATAGTATGGAGATGCTGTATTCTGAGGATTAAAGTCTGAATCAGGATCATTTATCGTTACCGTCGCAGTTCCAGCCTCAAAGTTTGTAAGAATACGGTTACGACCTCTACGAGTAGATACTGACATAACCATGTTAGTAATATTAGCAATATCTGCTGCAGAGTCTGCCAAAATATTAGTTCCAAGAATTCCATAGTCTGGATCGTCTAAGAGAAAAGGATATCCAAATGATGCTCCATTTGAAAAGTCAATCTCTACGCCTATTACTGGAATTGCCATTACACTGCCTGCAATGTTAGAGTGTTACCGTTTGTCTGGGTAGCAAGCAATCCATTTCTGACTGCAGTAACTAAATCTTGTTGAGTTGATACAGAACCATTAACTGTTAGATTAACTGTTGTACTTCCACCAGCCTGCAGATTTTTAAATCCTGAATCTGATGCTGACATAACTCCTTGTGCTGCTCTAAATCTAAATCTTTCATCATAATCCATTTGTGCTGATGCTGCTCTAGATGCTGCTGCATCTGCTGCTTCTTTAGCCTTAAATGCTGCTAATGATGAAGCCTGTCTTGCTGCTGCATCTGCTGCTGCTCTTGCTGCCTCTGCTGCTCTTAGTTGGGCTGCTATAGATGCTGCACCTATTGCTCCAGATTCTTGTGCTGCTAATGCACTTGGATTTACTCCTGCTGCAGCGATGGCTGCTGCATCCATGTCACCTTTAGCCTTGGCTGCTGCATAGGCATCTGCTGCTGCTTTAGAAGCGTCTGCTGCTGCAGTCGCTGCTGCTGCCGTTGTTGCTGCTGCTGTTGCTGCATCTGCTGCTGATGAGGATGATGAACTACTTGATGAACTGCTTGATGAACTTGATGCACCACCAGCAAGTTTTCTTAGATACTCATCTAATGCTGCTGTTGCAGATTTCCATGCAATTTCTGCTGCCTTGGCAGGATCAATCAGGGTACCTGAATAAGAAACAGGAGAACCAATCTTAACTATATAAGCAACAACTTCATCAGTAGTCATCTTCCACTTGGACATTAACTTCTGAATTTCAGAATCTGTTAGTTTACCGTCATTTACTACGCCAACAAAGTCAGCATATTGACGAACCTGATCTTCAGTTAACTTCCACTTAGACTTTAATTTCTCAATTTCAGCATCGCTTAGGACTCCATCATTTAAGTATGAGAAGAAATCAAGGTATTGGGCTGCTTGTTCTTTAGTGCTTCCCCAAGACTTAGCAAGTTGTTCTATCTCATAATCTGAAATTGTTCCATCTGCTACTGCCTGGAATTGAATTAAATATGCTCTAACTGCTTGTTCTGGAAGTTTCCATCCCATAGCAAGGGCTTTAACCTCTGAATCAGTAATCTTTTCATCTGCAATTACACGAAGAATATCAACATATCTTAGAGACAGTGTATTTCTTATTTCTTGTAATAGGATGTTTTCTTTTAATGCAGCAAGTTTCTTTAGTTCTGCTTCATTGTCTTTTTGCTTAAGTAGCAATAGTTCTGCTGCTCTAAAGTTAATTGCTTCATACTCTGCTGCATCAAGAGAACTTACAGGAGTAATTCCTTTACCAATTTTGGCTTTGCCAGTTCCTGGAACAGCATTTAACTTCTTAAGTCTTGCTAGAACTGCTTCTCTTAATGCTACTGCTTTTGCATTCTTAGCAGCCTCTTTAGCATTCTTTGCTTCCATTGCTGCAAATATTTTTTCTTGTTCTATCTGTTCTTTTGTCTTACTGTTTTGCTCTTCCTGCTTTTTAATAGCAGCATCACGAGCCTGATCCATGGTCTGGATGCCCTTTAGAACAGTTGTTTTATAGATATTCCACTCTATGGCTGCTGCTTCTGGAGATAATTTAACCTTATCTTTATCAAAGTATTCAAATGCTGCTGCTAATGCTCCTAATACAGCAACAGCAATTGCTATTTGCTTTGCATATTTAGCAAGGAAAACACCAATGCTTTTAAGTGTTGCTATAAATGCTACTAAAGCAACATTGGCTGCAGCAGTTGCTGTAGCAAAAAAGCCCATTCCAGTTGCACTAGCCATGATGCCAGTTGTTGCTACTTTTACTGAAGTAACTATGCTAGTAAATCCTGTTCTTAATGCAACCAAGGCTGTAGCAGCCGCTCTAACTCCAGGATCTAACGCTTTAAACTTTGCTAATGCTCTTGATTGAGAATCTGCATTTGCCATAGCAGCAATAGACATTTTAAATGATGCACCAGTAACTGCAGCCATTGCAAATTTAAGTGTGCCAAGTACTCTTGTTGTGGCATAGGCTATTGCTGCAAGTTGAATATATCCACCAATACCAAGTGGAAGAATGTCATTTATTTTACCAATTACTGCATAGATATTGCCAAAGGCATGTGCAGTTTCTTGAATGTTTTTAACAGTACTTTCAAGGGCAGAAGATATCTTATACTGGTTTAAATATATAAAGTATTCAAGTTGAGGAACAATCTTGTCTTGAATATATGTTGCAAGGACTATGAGTCCTGGCATTAATGATACACCAAGTCTATCTTTCACCTGGTTTATTGATAGTCTTAGTTTTTCTAATTTCCCCGCAAAAGTATTTGCTGCTGCTGCAGCCTGTCCTTCACTAATTCTACTTAATTGAACTAAGATTGCTCCAAGGTCTTTTGCCTTGATTGCATCTTCATCAAGAGGTAGGCCTAACTTCTTGAGTGCCGTAAAATTACCATTTACAGCCTTTGAAAGTGCCATTGAAACGGCACCTAAATCTTTTCCTGACGCTGCTGAAACATCTGTTGATAGAGATAATAAAGCCTGTGCTTGGCTAAGATCTCCAGTTGCTGTAGCAAGTGTCTGAAGAGCAGGGATTAGTTGTTCGTTGTCAATAGCAACTTGTAATTCAAGAGCATCTAAAAAGTTTGCATTAGCAGCAATTGCAGACTCTGTAGCATTAGTGTTATTTCTTAATGCAATATCTAATGCTGTTAAGGCTTTTTCATCTGCTGCTGCACCTTTTACTGCGTCTAACGCTAATTTACCAGCAAATGCGGCTGTGGCTGCACCTGCGACTGCAAAAGATTTTGTTGCCTTCTTGCCAAATGCATCAATCTTTTTACCAAGTTTTTGGATATCTCTTTGTGCTTCTTTACTACCTTTATCAGAATACTGGGAAAGAATTCTGGCGACTACTGCACCTGTTGCCATGTTATGTTCTCTCCTTATCTAAATTCTTTTGTAGTTTTGACTTTACATCTCCAAAAGCACTAAAGACATTCTTAATAATTCTGTCTTTATTCTTGTCTACTGATTTCCAGATTAAACGAGATGCTTGTGATTCTCTCTTTTCAAGATTACTAATAAATCTGCCAGATCTATTTGTTCTTCCTGCTAATTCATAAATAACACCAGCAGCAGATTTGTTCTTTAATGCACCTGCTGATGTAGTATAGTCTTTTCGTACTTTACCCTCAGCCTTTGTGCTTGAAATTCCTTGCCTAATAACACTCTGATCCCATGCAGGCCATCCTGCACCACCACGAGTACGAGGCTTTTTAGGAGGCTGTGTGTTCCATCCACTAAGAGGTGGAGCACCAGCAACAAATCCTTGAGCATCTTTTTTAGCAACACTCAGTTCAGAGTTAATAACCTTAGTGAACTCTTTAACTGCTTGCTTATCAAAAGACTCTAATGCTTTTAGTGTCTCTTTAACACCAGTCAACACTATTGCATCTTTGCTCATTTAATGATCCTTATTTTTTTCTTTTAAGTAAATAACAATTGCTTCAAGTACTCCATCTGGAGCATCCATCAAATCAACTGGAGATATGCCAGTCTCCACAGAAATCATTGCTAACGAATATGTTAGGCTGTCTCTGTGGATTCTAAATTTGGGTCTACGACTAACTCAACACTATCTAAAGTGTCAAGGAAACTCTCGCCCCAAGGCTTTACAACTTTTCCACTATCTTTTAAAGCACTCCACGCAAGGAAGTAGATGTGTTCTAGTTTCTGGTCTTCGCCAAGTAGTTTAGCGAATCCTTTGCCAAATTTTTGTTCAAATGCAACTATTGATCGTGGTCTTAGGGATAGTAATCCTTCAAATCCGTCAGTAGTCTTTACTTTTATGTGTAGTCCGTCCATTTTGCTTGCCCCTTCTAAGGTGTGATTGTTTTTAAATATTACTACGGAGTAATATCTTTAGTTATTGCTCCAGATATAGGCCATGTGACTGAGGCCGTAGATAGTTCACCTACGGCTCCAGACAACGGTTGCCACTCTGAAATTAATACTCCAAATGAATACTCTGGATTAAATGCACTTATTGGTGCACTTGCTACAGGCTTTATTCTACAAGTAACAGTAGTTCCTATGAAAGGATAGATGACTTGTTCTAATCCACTGTAAGCACTAGCGTCACCAAAATCTTGGTAGAACTGAAAACTTACAGAGTTTTGTCCAAGCCCTGCGATTACTGTCTTGTAAACATCATTCATTTGTGTTGTCTCAATAAGGTCATGCGTTGTGCTAAGCGAGATTGCTGACACAAAATCACTTATATCAAAAGTTGTGGCTCCTGATGTAAGTGCGACATATCCATTAGTTAAGACTATTTTGCTCATTTGTTATTAGACCGTCTTTGTAATAACACCAGAAATTGGCCAGGTGACGGATGCAGTGGCTAGTTCGCCTACAGCACCGTTTAGTGGTGTCCATTCTGAAACCAAAGCCTCAAATGTGTATTTAGGATTGGTTGGTCCTTGTGTTGCTGAAGTAATTGGTTGAACTTCAATAGCCGTAATTTCTCCAAGTAGTGGATAAATTGTTTGTTCTACTGGTGTGTTTCCTGCACCAGGATCTGCAAAGTCTTGGTGGAACTCAAGTGTTACTGAGTTATCAACAAGTCCTGCTGTACGAGTCTTTGCTGCATCTGGAACATTTCCTCCAGCGAATGCAGTGGTCTCAATTACATCATATGTGCTTCCAAGCGTTACTGAAGCAACATGATTTGAGAGGTCTACACCTCCAACGACTACCTGTACATTTGTTAGTACTATTCTTGCCATGGTTTTTCTCCTTGTTCGTTATCTAGATTAAAAACAGGGAGTGTATCCACTACCTGCTGAACTGCTTCTACTGCTTCTACTTCTTTTACTGCTTTTGGTGTATTTGTTGATTCTTTGATATTGCCTGAAGCAAGAAGATGTTCAACACTTCCTCCTGCACTAAGTATATCACTTGTAGTAAGTTTTTCACCATTTAATTTACCACAAACTTTAGCACCTGATACTACATATTGCATTGTTTTCTCCTTAGCCCCAAATTGTGAGGTTGTAACGGTATGATAAGAAAGACTGATCACCAGAAGTATATGTACCACTTTCAGCACTTATAACTCTGAGTGTATCAACAAGGCCACCTAGTGATCTATCTGACTCTAAAGCAGTTTTGATTGAACCATTACCACTTCCAGCCAGGAAATTGTCAAGTTTATCTTGTCCTGTTCTTTCTGATATTCTTTGTACAATCACAAATATATCAACAGATGCTTGGTCTAAGCCACGCATGTTGTCAATATCAAATGTGAAATCTAATTGTCCTACTACTGCACATGGCGGAACAATAACATCTGGAATCAAATCATAGACTCTTAAGTTTGTTATTGTCTGTAGATTTGCTTTTAACGCATCTCTTACACCATTAATATTGGAAATAGCCATTAGAATGCCAACCCAAAGTTTCTACGGTATGTTTTTAGAAGCATCTCAACATCTGGATCTAGACGAGAGTTCAAACGAACTGTCCCTAGTTCTACAGATCCTGCAATACCAAATGGAGATTGCTTTCTAACAAATAATCTTGATGCCTGAATCTTGCAGGCTAATTCTACTTCGTAAGGTATTGCTTTGAAGCCCCAGACTCCAGTTATTTTAACTGTCTGAGGAAAGAAGTAAGGAAAGACATATGTCTGAATTGCTAA